TGGACAGACGTTGAGCCGGGGCAGACTGTTGAGTATTACAGGGTTCGTGCTTACAACGGCACGACTTTGGCGTTGCGTGAGTTGTACTTTGGGAACAACAGCCGTGAGATTCCGATGGCTCGTTTGAACCGTGACGACTATACGAACCTGCCTAACAAGAATTTCACAGCAAACCAGCCGTATCAGTTCTGGTTTGACCGTACCATCCCACAGGCTTCCTTGTATCTTTGGCCTGTTCCCAGCGACCCCTTCATTCAGATGACTGTCTGGTATTCCCGGCAGATCATGGATGTGGGTGACTTGTCTGGGGAACTAGAGATTCCTCAGCGGTGGTATGAGGCGACAGTGATGATGTTGTCGCACAGAATGAGCATGGAACTCCCCGGGGTTCCTATGGATAGGATTGGGTACTTAGAGAAGATGGCAGACCAGTTCCTGCGTGAGGTTGAGCAGGAAGAGCGCGATCGTTCGCCTGTCTACTTTCAGCCTAACATTTCGGTATATACAAAATAGCAATAGTTTGAGACAAAGATGCCTGTATTTCTTGACACGACTGGATTAGCATCGGTTGCGATCGCAATCTGTGATCGGTGTCGCATGAAGAGGGCATTAGTGCAGTTAGGCCCTGACCCGAACTTTCCGGGGTTGAGGGTGTGTGATCAGGGGTGTGCAGACCATTTCGACCCATATCGCTTGCCTGCGAGGAAGACAGAGCGGATCAATCTGCGGTTTCCTCGCCCAGATGAGAGCGTGGCGGTTGATGAGAATGGAATTACGACAAACGCCCCGAACGAATTTGTATTGTCGCCAGAGCAGAATACGGCTACGCCGGAAAACAATGGCAATCTTGATAATTTGAGCACGAGTCCATAATGGCAAATATCCAGATTACCCAGCTTCCAGCCTCTAGTCCGTTGACGGGCTCAGAGGTTGTGCCGGTTGTACAGAATGGAGTCACTGTTCGTACTACTACGGGCGCGATTGCGTCTGTTCCACAGTCAAATTACACGTACATCACTGTCAATCAGGAGCCAAACCTTGCCAATTCAAGGTCATTGCAGGGTGGTACTGGCATTGGATTGACTGATGGAGGGGCTCAAAACCCCCTGACGATCTCTCTGAACGGTGCTTCAGGCAGTTTAGAGGGTGCTGGAACCGGGTTTATCAGCAAAACTAGCGGTTCTAACGTCGTTGCGAGGACTTTTACGGCAGTTGGCGGTGGAGTTTCCGTTACAAATGGCGATGGAGTAGCTGGAAACCCGCAAATTTCCGCTGCTGGGGTGCTTCAGCAGATCGTTGACCTGTCTGGAACCGGTATTTTGGCGCTGAACAACACAAGTTCAGTGACCATGCTGCAGATTCAGGGCACTGCGAACCAGATTAACGTCGCAAGTGGTGCTGGCCCGTCAGATCCGACGATTTCTATCGCTGCAAACCCTGTAATCCCGGGCTCTGAGGGCATTACAGTGCCTTCTGGTGACACTGCAGCGCGTCCTTCTCTGCCAAATGCCGGAGAGCTGCGATACAACAGCCAGCTAGGCGTTTTTGAGGGCTACATAAGCTCTGGCTGGGCTCAATTCGCAACAGGCACAGGAAGCGGCACAGTGACCTCTGTGGGCGTTTCTACAAACGGCACAGGCCTTACCACTAGCGGCAGCCCAATTACCTCCAACGGCACGATTACGATCTCTGGGACGCTTTTAGCGAACCACGGAGGCACTGGGTTTGATACGTACACCTCTGGCGACATGCTGTACGCCAACGGAACGTCTACCCTGACCAAGTTAGCGATTGGCAACGCCAGTGACATCCTGATAGTTAGCAACAGTGCTCCGACTTGGGTTTCTGTCAGCTCTATTTCGATCGGTAATGCTGCGTATGCGTCTTTGGCTGGGATTGCCAACAATCTGGCAAATGGTGCGGCAAATCAGATTGCTTACCAGACGGGCGCAAATGCTACGTCGTTCATTACTGCTCCAAACACGGCTTCTACCTTCCTAAGCTGGAACGGATCAAACTTTACTTGGTCGGCAGTTGCTGGCGCTGGTACGGTCACAAGCGTAGACGCGAATGGCGGCACAACAGGTTTGACGTTCACAGGTGGGCCAATCACGGCTTCTGGCAACCTGACCTTGAGTGGCGTGGTTGCAATTACGTCTGGCGGCACTGGGGCGAATACGGCTGCAGGTGCTAGGACGAACCTTGGCCTTGGGAATATGGCGCTACAAAGCGCTAATGTCACTAGCGTTTCCAACAATCAACTATTCCAGTATTCAACCACTGAGTCTGCTTGGAAGAACGTAGACCCGGGCAATGTGACTGTAGGCACGGCTAACGTTGCAAACACAGCTGTTCTGGCGACGACTGCGAATGTGGCTGTGGCTATTCAGGGTGGCGCTGGGAACCAGATTGTTTTCCAGACGGCCTCCAATGCGACTAGCTTTATTACTGCGCCTGTTAGCTCCAATACCTTCCTGAAGTGGACTGGAAGCTCGTTCTCGTGGGATAACGCTGCATCTACAGCTGTGACTAGCGTGGATGTGAATGGTGGCACGACTGGCCTGACCTTTACTGGCGGCCCTGTGACTTCGACAGGCAACATCACTATGAGTGGTGTGCTTGGGGTGTCTGCAGGCGGTACTGGATCAAATGCTACCCCGACTAATGGTCAATTGCTCATCGGCAACGGCACTGGATTCAATCTGGCGACCATTACTGCTGGTGCAAATATCAACATTACAAATGGCCCCGGCACGATTACCATATCGTCTACTGGTGGCGGTGGAAGCTCCAACGTCAGTGCAAACACAGCATATGCCTACGCTTGGTTTATTTCTTGAGGAAAAGATATGTTAATCCTTGACGCAACCACAAAGTCGATTGTAGTAGCCATGTCTGGTTCGGCTGCTACGACGAACCCAGACTTTACGGCGGCATACGCAGACAACAATGGCACAGCCTTTACTGAGGGTGCTAATGATGGTGCTTTGAATGGTGCGAATAGTGTGACTGTTGTTGCGGCACCTGCGGCTTCTACCCGTCGGACAATCAAGTCAATCACGATTGAGAACAGGGACACAGCAGCCATTACGTTCACGTTGAGCTACAACAACAACAGCACTTTGAGGACGATTGCTCAGGTGACGCTGCAGGTTGGGGATACATGGACGACTGACGGTACGTATGACACGAATGGAAACCTAAAGAGCGTTGCTGGTACGGTTCCTGTAGCAAACATTGTGAACGGATCTCAGGGGCAGGTTTTGATTGCTGGTGCAACCTATCCTGCATGGGGATCTATTTCTGGCGGTACATTTTAAGAGGTAAGACATGGCACAGGCTAATTTCACACCAGTTTCGCTGTACTACAGCACGAATGTAGCAGCCGTACCGTCAGCAGCGAATCTGACGTATGGTGAGCTTGCAATAAATATTACGTCTGGTACTTTGTACTTTAAAGACAGCAACAACACTGTTCAGGTACTAGCCAGCAAGACAGCTGCAAATGGAGTGACCTCCATTAGTTTTGGATCTACAGGGTTGACGCCTAGCACGGCATCGAATGGTGTTGTGACAGTGGCTGGTACGTTGGCTATTAACAATGGCGGTACTGGGCTTTCTACGATTGGCGCTAACGGAACTGTTCTGACTTCTAATGGAACAGCAGCATCTTGGCAGACAGCAGCGGCAGGCGGTGTTAGCACAGGGAAAGCCATCGCAATGAGTTTAATTTTCGGATTTTAGTGCCCAAATGTTACAATGTGGCTTTTGGGAGATAAAGCCATGTGGACAGATGAGCAAAAGAAAGCAGCAAGCGAAAGAGCAAAAGCTAGATGGGCAGATCCTGAGTACAAAAAGAAACAAGGAGATTCAATAAAGAAGCCTCCTTGTTGTCCAAAGTGCGGGGAAACCGATATAGCCAAGTTTTATGTTGATAAGAATGGCGGCAGAACAAATAAAGTTTGTCGTGAATGCCACAAAAAAGATTGCAAAGAAAGGTGGCATAAAAGACCTTGGTTGGATCGATGGTCTTCACGGCATTATTTGTATGGCGTAACTAAACAATTTTTGCTTGATTTGCATGAAGAGCAGCAGGGCAAATGTAAAATTTGCGGCATGGAGCCAGAAACAAACAGGGGTCTGCATGTTGATCACTGCCACGCAACAGGAAAGGTCAGAGGTCTTTTGTGTCACGGTTGCAATACTGGACTAGGCGCTTTTAAAGAAGACACTGAAGTTTTTTTAAAGGCCATTGAATACTTAAGGAGTTATTAATATGGCAAACCCTAATATCGTAAACGTAACGCAGATTTACGGGCAGACAAACTTCCTGACGCCTGCAAACACATCTAGCCTTGTTTTGATTGCTAATGCAGCCGGATCAAGCAATGTGTTCAAGGTTGATCAGGTTGTTGCTGCTAATCAGACAAATACAGCTGCTAATGTGACTGTATCTATCTACAGCAACGGCGCTGTAACGAGCGGTAACGTGGCTTCTGGTGGCACTAGCTTCCCAATCGCGTCAAACATTTCTGTTCCTGCTTTCGCGTCTTTGATTGTCATGGACAAGACGACTGCAACGTATCTGACTGAAGATCGTTCAATTGTTGTGTCTAGCGGCACGAACAGTGCAATTACTTTCTCCGTCAGCTACGAACAGATTAGCTCGTAAGGGTAGAACATGGCAATTCACGGGTATCCCGGCAACATTATCAGCGCGAGTTCTCCGCTGTATACGCCCGGCTTTGCTTCGGGTATCTGGAATCTTGGCAGTTGGCCTAGAGGGGTGACTGTTGTTCAGACCTTTACTGCATCTGGCTTCTTCACTGTCCCGGCGGGTGTGACGGCGGTGGATTATCTGGTAGTTGCTGGTGGGGGTGGTGGTGGTTCTCGTTCTGGTGGCGGCGGTGGTGCTGGGGGGTTTAGAACTGGATCTGCGTTTCCTGTTACTCCGGGTTCTACTTATGCAATTACTGTTGGTTCTGGCGGTTCTGCTGCGGCAGCATCAACTGCTCCAGCTATAAATTTACCAACAAGCGGGTCGAACTCTATTTTTAGTACTGTTAACTCTGCTGGTGGTGGAGCGGGAGGCAATGCTACTTCTGCTGGTTCGAATGGCGGTTCTGGTGGTGGTGGCGGAAATGGCGGCGGTGCTGGTGGGCAAGGTAATGTGCCATCTACTACCCCAAGCCAAGGTAATAATGGTGGAACTTCAGGCCCGTCTGGGTTGGGTTCTGGTGGTGGAGGTGGAACGGAAATAGGCGCTTCAACAACCACGAACGTCGCTGGAAAAGGTGGAAATGGAACCGCATCTTCCATCTCAGGTGTTTCTACAACTTATTCTGGCGGTGGTGGCGGTGGAACAAATGATAGCCCCGGCGCAACCGGCGGGGTTGGTGGTACTGGCGGCGGAGGTAACGGTGGCGCTGCTAGCGCCGGGTCAAATGCAGTTGCAAATACCGGAGGTGGTGGTGGCGGTGCTGGAAATACTGGAACCACAAATTTTGTTTCAGGCGCAGGCGGCTCTGGCATTGTCATTATCCGCTACATAGCCCCAGCACAGGCCGTATATACATTCAACTCTACGCAGGCGTTCATTATCCCCGGCGGCGTGAATCAGGTTGACTATCTGGTCGTTGCTGGCGGTGGTGGTGGTGGCGGTCAAGCTGGCGCTGGTGGCGGAGGCGGTGCAGGTGGTTTTAGAACAGGCGCTGGGCTACCTGTTGTTTCAGGCAGCACTTATGTAATTACTGTCGGCGCTGGCGGAGCAGGAGGAAGTGGTGCCACTCCAGCCACTAATGGATCAAATGGGTCTAATTCTATTTTTAGCACCATTACATCTGCTGGTGGTGGTTACGGCGCTTCTAGGTCTGGCGGCGGAGAAAATGGTGGCGCGGGTGGTTCTGGCGGTGGCGGAGATAGAGCAGCAGGAGGCGCTGGAAATACGCCAGCAGTAACCCCATCACAAGGCAACAACGGCGGAAATTCTACGGGGCCAAATGCCTTTCCCGGAGGCGGAGGTGGTGGTAGTGGCGGTATAGGTCAAACCCCTCCGAGCAGCACATCAAACGGAGGAAACGGTGGACTGCCAACAGCATCAACTATTTCCGGCACTTCCGTAACTTACGCTGGCGGTGGTGGTGGTGGTGCTAACTTTGAAAATGCAGCGCCCGGAACGATAGGTGGTTATGGTGGCGGAAGTGCTACCACATCACAAAAAGGCGGTGGCGGAGATGGTGCCAGATCTGGGCCATCACCAATACTTCCGCAAAACGGAACTGCAAATACTGGTGGTGGTGGCGGTGGTTCTATGGCTCAAACAAGCCCAGTATATTTCACGGCAAATGGTGGCACTGGCGGCAGCGGTGTAGTGATATTAGTTTGCAGACCATAAGGTGATACATGAGCGGTAACTATCCCGGAAACATAATGACGAAAAGCCCGGTGCTGCCATCGACCACGCAGGCATCGGGCATCTGGACATTGCAGCAGGCTCTGCAAGCCATCAAGGCTGGCGTGTGGCCCGGTATTCCTACTAACACTGTCGTACTGTCATTTACTTCTTCTGGCTCGTGGACATGCCCGGATGGTGTGTCGCAGGTGGATTACCTTGTAGTGGCTGGTGGTGGCAGTGGCGGGTCTTCCACCGCTGGTGGTGGAGGTGCTGGTGGATTTCGCACTGGCACTGGGTTCCCAGTAATACCCGGTACTACTTATACGATTACTGTAGGAGCTGGTGCTGCTGCCACTAGAAACAATGGAGGAAATTCTATTTTTTCTTCCATAACATCTAATGGAGGCGGAGGTGGAGGAAATTATGGATCTCCCGGCGACCCAAATAATGCTGGCGCAGCAGGTGGTTCTGGCGGCGGTGGAGCAACTGGTGGAACTGGTAGTTGGCCGGGTGGGGCTGGCAATACTCCAGCAACTACCCCATCTCAGGGCAATAACGGGGGGGCTGGGGCTACCGATGGCGTAACCGGGCGTTCTGGTGGTGGCGGCGGCGGCGCATCTTTTGGTGGGGCAAATGGAACTACAGGCCCCGGCCCTAGTATTGGTGGCAAAGGAGGGAACGGAACTGCATCTACGATTTCTGGTTCGTCTGTAACTTACGCTGGCGGTGGTGGAGGTGCTGGTGATGGAGGGGACGGCGCAGGTGGAGCAGGTGGGGGTGGAACACGGGCAGTGGCTGGAACTGCAAACACTGGCGGTGGTGGAGGCGCTACTGCAGCAGGGGGCAGCGGCATTGTCATCATCAAGTATCTAGCCCCACAGACAGGCGTACTTGTTTTTCAATCAACCAATACTTGGACTGTTCCAGATGGAATTAAATCCGTTGATTATTTGGTAATTGCTGGCGGTGGAGGTGGCGGGTCTAGCGACACCAATTCTCAAGGTGGTGGAGGTGGCGGTGCTGGAGGTTTTAGAACAGGTTCGTCATTCCCTGTAAGTTATGGTCAAACCTACACTATTTCTGTTGGGGCTGGCGGCGCTGGATCATCTGCCACGGGAACAAAAGGAGCAAATGGTGGGAATTCTACTTTCAGCACCATCACATCCAATGGTGGTGGCGGCGGTGGAACAGGTCAAAATAGCACTGGTTTAGCTGGCGGTTCTGGCGGTGGCGGTGGTGGTGGATTTGATGCTGGCAATGCGGCAACAGCTGGCGGATCTGGGAATACGCCTGTAACTTCTCCATCGCAAGGGAATAATGGTGGAAGTGGCCTAGGAAACAATACTTCTGGCGATAATGCACATGCTGGTGGTGGCGGTGGTGGAGCAACTTCTGCTGGCACAAATGCCACAAATTCAGCGGCTGGGAACGGCGGTAACGGAACGGCTTCCACACTATCTGGATCGTCCATAACTTATGCTGGTGGCGGAGGTGGAGGAAAGCGTAATACAGGATCAGCTGGTATTGGAGGAACTGGAGGCGGAGGAAATGGAGGGCTAAACGCCGCTGGAACTTCTGCCGGTTTTTCTACCGGGAGCGGCGGAGGTGGAGGAGCATCGAATTCAGCAACTTTGAATGCTGGCGGCTCTGGTGGTTCAGGCATAGTTATCCTAAAACTAAACTCATAAAGGGAGAGTGAGAGTGGAGATTACACAAGAGCGCCTGAAAGAACTGTTTGATTACAGGGAAGATGGCGTTTTTGTGCGCAAGATTGGAACATCCAATAGGGTCAAAGCCGGTGACTCTGCGGGCTGGGTAACAAAAGGCGGGAATTACGTTGGGATATGTGTAAACGGCAAAAAATATCTGATGCATAGGATGATCTTTTTATATCATCACGGGTACTTGCCAAAATACATAGACCACATCGATGGAAACGGACTAAACAATCGTATAGAGAATCTGAGAGAAGCAACACATTCTCAAAACTTGATGAATGTTCCGGGGAGAGCTGGAACAAAGTCAGGAATTAAGAATGTTTACTGGCATTCCAAGCTTCACAAATGGACTGTGCATGTAAAGATTGGCGACAAAGTAAAGTACTTTGGGTTGTATGAGGACATTGAGCTTGCAGAGCTTGTGGCTACGGAAGTGAGAAATAAATATCATAAACAATTCGCAAACCACAATGTGAGGACAATATGACAAATAAACCATATATGCTCTACGGCATAGATACAGCGATGCACCTGCTACGTCCGGGCGCACGATGGGAGATCACCAACAACTTCTTCAGTGTCTGGGAGGATGAGCGTCCATGCCCGACTATGGAAGAAGTGCATGACACGATGGAAAAGATTAAAGCCTTTGAGGATAGCATCAACACTGTGTGGACAAAGAAGCAACTGGAAGAACTGCTAGGCCGTCAAGCTGAGTTTGACAAGGCGGTGGCATGAACATCCACAACCTTTTCCCGCTGCCTATAGGCTTCTTCCGTCTTGGTCGTGATCTGACTAAGACAGAGCTGGATTACATTCTTGGTCAGGATAAGTATCCAAACCAAGGAAACATTACCAGCTCAAACCGCACGATCCTGAAGGACAAGGAACTAACAGACATCCGTGACTTTATTGAGGACGCGATGCTGGAATACTTCAAGACGGTGCATGACCCCAAGGGCGATGTAGCTCTGTACGTCACGCAGTCATGGGCGAACTACACAGAGCCGGGGCAGTATCACCACAAACATGCCCACCCGAACAGCTTTATCAGCGGTGTGTTCTACCCGCAGGCTGACAGGTCGGTAGACAAGATTTACTTTTACAAGAGCGGCTACGAGCGTATCAAGGTAGCGCCCCAGACATGGAATCACTGGAACTCTG